TGCGATTAATGAAGCAAGCATTAGGTCTAGATATTAAACGTGGACGTCCTACGAATCCAGAAAGCGCTAGAGCAAAACGTATAGCTGATTTAGAAGCTCGTCGTGCAAACGGGACATTAAAGTTAGGACGTCCTAAAGCGATTGTGATTGAAGTGCCTACTAAGGCTAAGACCAAGGTTAAATCAAAGGTAGTGGCTGAATAAGCCATTACCATATTCAATCCGTCTAAGTAACTAACATTAACTAATACAACACATGACCAAATTAACTAATCCAAAATCACGTCAATATAAGCAAGTACAATTCAGCTCTATCCACCGTATCGCCAAATACCAAATCGAGCAGCATGTTCACGCGTATCATATGGATGAGGCTGGTAATGTAACGTATTACACCAAAGTTCGATAATTCACCCAATTATATATTCCCTTCCGCACGGAGCCGCATGTCGCAAAAAGACGTGCGGCTTCCCGTGTATCACAAAAATATCGCGCGTGTCAAAAAAATCTTTAAAAAGGCGGACGATAGCGGGTCGACCGCGGCTCGTGCGCGGGTTGCTCCCACGCTGGCCGCGGTCCCTACGCGCGGCGCATAGGTCCGCGTCTTAACCACACGCACCCTCAACACGTATACAATTTTACACCCCGCGCCCCGTATATACAAATATAACCATTAAGTCAAATAACGTTTCAACATCGTAAATATAATAAGGAAATCCAAAATTCCAAAATAACCCTTTTGAATCAAAAACACGAAATCGCAAAATTTAACCTCTACAAAATTTTTTAGAAACCCAATTGTATATACAGAATGTCCTTACCACATTTACCAGTTATGAAGAAATTTATCAAAAAATTAATATGTAAAATTTTTGGTCACAAGTATGTGTACAACTTTGGTTGGGCTCCAAATCGTTGTAAATGTTCACGTTGTGGTGCAAAATGGAAAACAATCAAAAATCCAAATTATATCCCAGGTAAATCCAGCCCGTTAGATGAAGATTTAGAAATTTGGGTTGAAGATCATTCAATTACAGTAACATATACCCCATCTAAAAATGAAGATGAAAAGTATAAAGATGTTATTGATGGGTTAGCAGAAAATATAGAAAAAGCAATTAATGAAGAAATTGTAAAACAAATAATAGATCAATTAAAAAAAGAAAATGGAAAATCTAACAGGTAAGGATACATCCGAATTTTACGAGATGAATTACGAACAAGTGCGAGACGATGTAAGATCTGCTCGGGCATACGACTTTGTCGAAGTTGGTCAAAATGCATGGAATGTGCGGTATTTTAGAAGAAAATACGGTTCTAAAAAATCACCACTTTCTACGGGTCACATTTATATTCTACAAAATACTTCCGTACCCGGCATTTTTAAAATTGGTTTTACTGAGCGTTCGGTAGCCGAACGTTTAAATGAGATCAACAAAGCTACCGGTGTTATTACACCTTGGCAAGTCCGCGATTTTTGGTTCACTCAGGAACCCTATTTAGTAGAACAAGAAATTCACGAACGTTTAAAAGATTATAGAGTAGAAAATAATCGCGAAGGTTTTGCGGTAAATTTTATGGTTGCACGTGACGTGATTTTTGAAGTTTTAGGCATACCTAACGATGATCTCACGTAAATAATCGATTTATATATTTATTATAGACAAATTCCATTTATTGAATTTGGATTTTCAAAAAACAAATAAAATTTTAATATGGCAACATATCTATTTAAAGATGCTAATAAAGCAGCTTTTGTTAACGGTGTAAATAATTTATTTAAAGATAATGGTTTAGATCGTGAAATTTCTTCTATTGATTTACTGGATGCAATGCCGGGTAAAGCAGAATTTACACTTTATATTACGGACGATCCACAAGAGGATGATATTTTAAAAAATGCTGAGAAAATAAAATATTTCTCATTTCCATTTAGAGCGATCGATTTGCAAGAAATGATTGCGGAATCCAAAAAATTACAATCAAAAAAGAAATCTAAAAAATAATTTGGCGTTGAAAATTTCCCACGTATATTTAAACGTTGGGGGTTTGAAACCCAAACGATTGGAAAATGAACGCGAAACGTTACAAACGTTTGCAAACGTTGACCAAACATCACAATAAACGCGTATATACGTATAAATGTATTAAGATATGAGATATAAGGATCAAATTTTAAATAAAATAAATCAATTAGAAAATCTAAACCGTACAATTGATTTTCAACTTTCACGAGGTGAGAACCTTCAAGCAGTGCTACAAACATTAGCAGACATGAAAGAAAAAATTGAGGATTTGCGCTCAACTGTTTCTTTAGAGCATGATGAGTTTTCTACGTACGTTTAATTAAAATAAATAGGTTATGTTGAATGAAGAACAATTGCTAGAAAACTGGCAACAATTTTTAGGTTATATTGAACAATATATCACTGGTGATCGTCAAAAACGGTTAATTGATTTTTATAATAAGTATGAAGAACGCTTTATATTATTACCTGCATCACATAAACCGCAATATCACAATTGTTTCCCTGGGGGATATATTGAACATGTTAACCGTGTGGTATCAGCTAGTTTGGAGATAGACTCGGTTTGGAGGAAATTCGATGTTAAACCTACATATACTACTGAAGAGGTAGTATTTTCTGCTTTAAATCATGATTTAGGCAAATTCGGAACATTCGAACATGAAGCCGTTTTACCAAATCCATCTGAATGGCATGTAAAAAATCGAGGTGAAATTTACACCTTCAATACTCAGATGGATTATATGACTGTTCCGGATCGTGGTCTATGGTTATTAGCTCAATTAGGTATTGAGGTTTCTAAGAATGAATGGTTAGCTATCAAATTACATGATGGTTTATATGATGAGTCAAATAAACCTTATTTATTATCATGGTCTCCAGAAACTAAATTAAGAACATCTTTACCAATTATCATCCACCAGGCTGATATGATGGCTGCTCGTATTGAATTCGAACGCGAGTGGTTAGATAAATTAAATGGAACACCAGTTGAAAAACCAAAATTAATAGTTTCAAAACCAAAACAAACTCAAATATCTCTTCCAGAAGATTCAGATTTGAAGGATATTATGAGTACATTCTTTAATTAATATGGAAATTGTATTATATATTTTAATTACAATATTAGTAGGTACAGTATATGCTTGCTATAATTTATTTTCAAAAACAGAAAGATTAGAAAGAATTGTTGATCAACAGAATCAATATATTACTAGTATTTCTGAACTTATAGAATTGTCGAATAAAAAAATAGGGGAGTCTGAAGTTGCGCAAGCATTTAAAGCAGATGATGATATCGGTTTTTTCTTTGAGACATTACAAGAAATTCAAATACAATTGAATTCTTTTAAAACTCGAAATAATTAATATGGATTTAATATCCCCACCAGAAGAAGAAGTTCTTTTAACTAAAAAAGGAACAATACGTAAACGTAAACCTAAAAAATCAATTTTATATTTCACCTCAGATACTGAGGAAGCAATTATAGAATATTTAGCCTCTAAAAATCAAGATCATCGTAATTATATATTTGATCAACGTATTGATTATGCGTTTCATAAATTAGCAGAAAATATAATTCATACATTTAAATTCTATTATACTGATGTTGATACTATTAATGAGTTGAAACATGAGGTAGTAGCTTTTCTTTTAGAAAAACTTCATTTATATGATCAATCTAAAGGTAAAGCTTATTCTTATTTTGGGACAATTGCTAAACGTTATCTAATTATTTATAATGAAAAAAATTATAAAAAAATTAAAGGTAAAGGCACTTTAGAAGAAGTAGATGAAGATAAAATTATAGTTGAGGATTTAGTTCGTGAATCTAATAATGACGCTGATTTAAATGATTTTATTTCTTACTTTGTTCGTTATATGGATGTTTATCTTGAAAAATTCTTCCCAAGAATTCAAGATCAAAGAACAGCTGATGTTATTTTAGAATTATTTCGTAAAAGAGAAAATTTAGAAATATTTAATAAAAAAGCAATTTATATCTATATTCGTGAAATGATTGATGTTGATACTTTTCAAATAACTAAAGTAATAAAAGTATTAAAAAAAGTGTATTATAATTTATATAATGAATATTACGAAACAGGTTTTGTAAAAATCTAAAAAAATATATTTATAATAAAATAAATATTATGGATTTTGAACAAAAAATATTTGGAAATAAATCGTTTTCCGATCTTTTAAAAAATATATACGATAATTCACGAGAAAAGGAAAAACAAATAAAAGACTTAATCACCAGTCTTAAACCTTTAGTAGCCGATACTCAATCGGCTTTAATGGTTGTCCCACTAATTAAAGAATATCTTGATGTTTCTGTTAAAAATGATGATTCATTAATCAAAATGGCAGGTATTGTACAACGTGCTATGGCTAATTCTGGAGGTAATGGAGATGGAGATTTTTTAAGTGAATCTGAATTAGAACAGTTAAGAGGTGAAGTACAAAAAATCAGTGAAGAAGTAGTTAAACCTATAGAAACTAATGTCAACTAGAACCACTAGATATAGTATTGGGGGTTCTTTAACTTCACAATTATCTAATAGTAAAATAGCATCAAATTCTCCTTTTAAAATAGGAAAGGTGATGGGTATTGTTATGGATGAAAATACTCCTAGCAATGAATTATTTAATCGTGATGGAGAATGGGGAGGGATAGGTACTGTATATTATATTAATTACCCAACTAATAAAAATACATCTAATATCAATTTAGCAAAATTAAATACTGCTATTCCCTTTTTACCTAATCAAAAATACCTTCCATTAAAGGGAGAATTAGTTTTATTATTTGATCTTCCTTCCCCTGAAACCCAAGATAATTCTAGAAAAACTCAAAAATATTACTTGAGTGTTTTAAATTTATGGAATAATAATCAACATAATGCTCAACTTCTTGAGGATGAGAATTTAGGTAAAACTTTTACTGAAAACTCAAATATAAAGTCATTATTACCTTTTGAAGGGGACAGTATATTTGAAGGAAGAACAGGTAATTCTTTACGATTTACAAGTACAACAAAATTTAATAATAAAGAAAATTTTTGGAGTTTAACAGGAACTAATGGAGATCCTATTACTTTATTAACTAATGGACATAACTTTGATTCTGGTTCATTAAAACCATATGTTGAAAATGTAAACAATGATAATTCATCATTATATCTTACTTCAACACAAAAAGTTCCAATTAAAACTAGAAGTTTTTCTTATAATCTTTTATTTAATCCTATTAAACCTGATTCTTATTTTAATTCTTCTCAAGCCATATTATCTGGTGATAGAATTGTTTTAAATGCTAAAAAGGATGAAGTATTAATTTATGGAAAAGGAATAGGTTTATCTTCAACTAGTAATATTTATTTAAATTCTGATGTTGATATTATTTTAGATGCACCTAAAATTAATTTAGGATTAACTGATTCAGGTTCTGCCGCTGTTGAACCTATATTATTAGGTACTCAAACAATTAACATGTTATCAACATTAATAAAAGAATTAAAATCCTTTTGTACTTCTTTAAAAACAGTAGAGACTACCCCTGCAGGCACCCCATTAACTGATGTTACAATAGCTGCTAAATCATTATATACAGCTTTAGAAGATATAACTACAGTTACTAATAATCTTAATAAATTAAAATCTACTAAATCCTATACAGCATAATGATTACTACAGAAGACGTATCTAGTGTTGCCGAATTAGGTAAAGGTAATATAGCTGAAAATGCTAAAAATTTTTTAAAAGGTAAAGCTGAAGGTTTTATTGAGGCAAAAAAACAATCTTTTGAAAAATTAAAAACTGAAATTGAAGATTTAGGTAAGCAATTAGAACAATCAGCTAAAGATTATGAAGAAAAAATAAAATCATTTGGTAATATATCAACTGAAGCAGCAATTGCTGTTGGAGTTACTGCTGCTACTGTTGCTGCTACTGCTATTAGAAATAATAATACTGATGATGTTAATCAACAAGAACAAAATCTAGTTAAAAAAGCATTTGAGGCTGAACAAAAAGCAATTCAAGATAACATTATATCAAAAAGGACTGAATTAGAAAATAAATTAAAAGGTTATTTACCTCAAGAGTTACAAGAAGTTGAAGCAGTCTATAAATCAACACAAGATACTATAGAAGCAAAACGAAATGATATTAGAAATGGAAGTAAAATTAAAGTTTCTTCATCTAGTGTTATTACTGTTGTTGGTGTTTTAGCTGATTATTTATTAGGTACTGTATCTATAGGTAATAAAAAGATAGAAAATTTAGTAGATAAAGTAAATTTATTTATAAAAAATATAAAAACAGAAAAAGATATTCAAAAAGCTAAATTATATGTTAATAGAGCTAAACTAATAATAAATACAAATAGACAAAGATTAGAAACAATTCAAACTATATTATCAATACTAGAAATATTAATTCCATTATTAGATATTATATTAGGTTTATTTAAATCTAACCCTATCCCTTCAGCTGTTCCTCCAGGAGTTGGTGTTCCTTTAGGTACTATTAATACTATAGATTCTAAAACTAAAACATTAGATGATATAAAACTTGCTGCATCTATACTATTACGTATATCTAATAAAATAGTTTCTAAATTATTAGATGATTTAGATTATCAAGAAAGTAGACTATTACCTATAGAAGGATTACTAGATTCAGGTTTAAATAACTTAACAGCAAGTCAAATTCAAAGTTTAGGACCTCAATTGGGGTATTTACAGGGGTATGATTATAAAGGATTTAAATTTTTTATCAAAGAAGAAAATGATTCTAAATTTGTTGTTAAAGGAAATAAACGTAAATATGCAACAGCTGTTAATAGAGATGGAAATGATATTTTAAAAAGTACATCTTCATTTACTTTATCACCTGATGTATTAATTGAAGAATTAAAATTACAAATAGACCGAAAGGGTCTCGTAGCTTAATATTTATAATCATGAAAGTAGACGTATTTAAAAAACTTATTAAAGAAGCTGTGCGTGAAGTTCTAAGAGAAGAATTATCACAGGTTAAACCTACTCCAATACAAGAAAACAGAACAATGAGTTTTACAACTCAAGATATTGATATGGTAGCATATAGACAAAATCTAGCTACTAATATGGGTTTAACTCTTCCACCCCAACCTAAAGCTCAATCAACCGGTAATCCATATTTAGATATTATAGCAGAAACTGCTTCTAGTATGACTCCTCAAGATATAGCAGCAATGAGACAATATAACGAATAAACATGCCTATACCTCAAGTAATAAGAATAGATCCTAGAGATTTAGATAAAAATAGAGCAATAGGAATTAGTCTTCCTTTTAATGCTGGGGGTGTATTTAATAAAACATATTCAACTAAAGATCAAATCAAATCAAATCTGATTAATCTTTTACTAACTTATAAGGGGGAAAGAATAGAAAATCCTGAATTTGGGGCTGATTTATCTCGATTATTATTTGAACCTTTAACTGAAGATCTATATCCAAGGATTCAAAATCAAATAATTTCAAGTGTAAATATGTATATTCCTGAAATTACACTTTTAGATATTGAGATAACCCCTAATATTGATTACAATACAGTTAGTGTTAATGTAAATTATAGATTAAACATTTCAGGACAACAAGATAATATTATAATTGAATTACAATAATGGCTGAGGATAAACAAATAAAATATATAAATAAAACCTTTGGTGATTTTAAATTATCACTTCAAGAGTTTGCTAAAACATATTTTTCAGATAATTATAATGACTTTTCAGATGCCTCTCCTGGCAGTATGTTTATTGAAATGGCATCCTATGTTGGTGATGTTTCGTCATTTTATATTGATTCTCAAATTCAAGAAAACTTTTTAAACTTAGCTAAAGAAAAAGAAAGTTTATATAATTTAGCTTATTCATTTGGTTATCGTCCTAAAATATCATATGCTTCTACTACTACTTTAGATGTATATCAATTAATCCCAACAATATTAGATGGAGGTAACGTTAAACCTGATTTTACTTATTCTCTTTTAATAGCTGAAAATACTATTATAAATAATAATTCAAATAGTCAAAAATTTCTCACTACAGCTCCTATAGACTTTTCAGATACAGCATCTGCAACTATAAGCTATGTTGATAATAATTACTTTTTAGTAAAAAAACAGGTAGATGTAATATCAGCAGAAGTAAAAACTGCAACTTTTTCATTTACTTCACCTAAAAAATTTGATTCTATATCTATTAATGATTCTAATATTCTTCAAATATTAGAAGTTAAAGATAGTGATAGCAATTTATGGTATGAGGTTCCATACTTAGCTCAAGATTCAATCCCTTTATCTACATCCAACCCTACTTCAGGAAGTGATGGAATTAATTATTTATTAAATTTTCAACGTGTACCTCGTCGTTTTGTAACACGAATAAAACCAAATGATACATTAGAATTACAATTTGGGGCAGGTATATCTACTAATAGTACTGATACTACTATATTACCAACTCCCGAAAATATCAATTTAGGATTAATACCAAGTGTATCAACCAATATAGATGATTATAATAAAGCATCAATATTTTATACTAAAGCATATGGTTTAGTACCTCAAAATACTACATTAACTGTAAAATATTTAGTTGGAGGTGGTTTAACCTCAAACACTCCAGCGAATTCATTAACAAGTATTAATAATTCTTTTATATCATTTAAATATAACGGACTAATAAATAGTGCTATTACAGGAAGTATTTTGAATAGTGTAGTTTGTAATAATGAGTCTGCTTCATTGGGTGGTCGAGGAGCTGATACTATTGAAGAAATTCGTTTAAATGCATTAAATGCGTATTCATCTCAAAATAGAACTGTAACTAAAGAAGATTACATTATGCGTGCTTTAAGTATGCCTTCTAAATATGGTACTATATCAAAAGCATATTTAACTCAAGAAACATATAACTCATTAGGTAATTTATTAGATAAAAACCCACTAAGTCTAGATTTATATGTATTAGGATATAATTCAAATAAAACATTAACATCAGCTAATGCGACGTTAAAAGCTAACTTAAAAAAATATCTTAATCAGTATCGTATGGTTACTGATGCTATTAATATTAAAAACGCGTTTTATATTAATTTAGGAATTAATTTTGAAATTAATTCTGATCCAAGTTATAATAATAATGAGTTACTATCTACGTGTATTTCTCAATTAAAAAATTATTTTAATATAGACGCATGGCAAATAAATCAACCTATTATTTTAGCCGAGATTAATGCGCTTTTACTTAAAATACCTGGTGTTAGATCAATAGCTAAAGTTGAAGTAATAAATAAACAAGGAGGAGGATATTCTCAATATGGGTATGATGTTCATGCTGCAACTAGGAATGGGATTTTATATCCTTCAATAGATCCTAGTATATTTGAAATTCGTTATCCTGATCTTGATATAAATGGTAGAATAATCACATATTAAAAAATGGCAGTATATAAAATATTTCCTAATAAGGACGCTTCAATATATTCATATTATCCTACAAAAAACGCAGGGTTAGATGAAATATTAGATATAAGTTTATACAAAACAATAGAGGAAACTGGAGAAGTTTCTAGAGCATTGTTATCATTTTCTAATACTGACATATCGAATCTATTAACTAATACAATAAGTTCAAGTAATTATAAAGCATATTTAAAATTATACTTAGCTAATGCTTCTGAAATTCCTTTAAACTATACTATATACTGCCACCCTATATCTGGTTCTTGGGATATGGGTATTGGTAGAGCAGCTAATGTACCTTCTACTGTAGAAGGAGTAAGTTGGAGATATAAAGACACATTAAGTGGAAGTGTATTTACTTCATCAGTAGCTAATGCTACTAATGCATTTAATGGAAATAATATAGGAGGAGGAAGTTGGTATACTGGGAGTAATTTGATTTCTACTCAATCCTTTAGTTATATTACTAATAAAGATATAGAACTAGATGTTACTAATGCTATTAGTTCTAGTTATTATCAAGATGGATTTATAATTAAACATTCTTCTTCATTAGAATTTTCTACAGGTTCATCATTTGAAACTAAATATTTTTCATCAGATACTCATACTATTTATCCTCCATGCTTAGAATTTAGATGGAATGATTTTATATATTCTACAGGTTCATTAACAACCATCCAATCTGATAATATTAATATTTCAATAGCTAATAATAAAGGAGAATTTAAAGAAGATTCAGTAAATCGTTTTAGAGTAAATGTAAGAGATCGTTACCCAACTAGGACGTTTCAAACATCTTCATTATATTTAAATAATAAAGTTCTACCTACATCTTCATATTATGCTATAAAAGATATCAAAACTGAAGAAATTATAATAGATTTTGATACTACATTTACTAAATTATCAGCTGATTCATCTGGTAATTATTTTGATCTATATATGAATGGATTACAGCCTGAGCGATATTATTCTATTATAATTAAATCTGTAATTAATAAAAGTGTATTGATGTTTGAGGATAGTAATTATTTTAAAATTATACAGTAATGTCTGAAGTTGTAAAATTAAATCAAAATATTTTTATTAAAGGAGATTTTGAAAAAGTAGTTGATACGGGGTTTAGACAATTAATAAAAATAACTCCAAATACTACTTTTACTTTAGATGATTTTTTTGAATTATACGAAAATTTATTTGAAAGTATTCCTAAAGAAGGAGATTTAAAATCTCACAGATATATATTGAATAAAACAGCAGAATATTTAGGAATAAACATAAATGAAAACATTGATATTCAAGCTTTATTAGATGAAATAACATCTTTAAGACAAGAATTATTGGATGCTAATAAAACATTATTAGATTTAAATAAAAAATAATGGCAGATAATATTACAATTGTAGGTAACGTAAATAGTATCCAACGTATATCTCGATTTAAAGCAACAGATACAAATTTATTATCTATTGATAGTCTCCCTCAAAATTTTGGGCGTAAAGGAGATTTTATTGAATTTTTTATTTATGATGATAACAATAATTTAATTGCATTAGATTATAATTATACTGATTTTAAATTACCAACAAATCAATTTTTATATAGTGACAATACTCTTCCTGAAATATTAATAGACCCAACTTTAGATATTGAAAATTCAGGGTATAATAATGGGAATTTTAAATCCCAATATAGTTTCTTTAGGAGAAAATTTTCAGAATCTAATAATGATTTATTTATAAGTGAAATTTCTGAAGACAGAACAGAAATAAGAGTAAATTCAATTAAATTAACTTCATCAGATTTAGTTAAAGAAGCCCAAAATTTAATCAATGAATTGACTTCAGTTTCATATCAAAAATATTATATAGCTAATTTTTTTGATGATATCCAACAAACAGTAATTAATGTTGCTATTGATAATACTACTGAGATTCCTTCTGTATTATTCAAATTATATGAACCATTATCATCAGATATATTAGAAAAAGATACATTATGGGTTACAGAAGAGATTACTGAACCTTATGTATTTAATATTAATCTAGATGTAATAATAATACCTGAACCTCTCCCACAATTAAGAGGACCAAATTTTGATATTGAAATAGATATAAAACAAAATTTATCTACTGGTTATCAAACTTATTCATCTTTAGTATCATCTTTAACTGGATCTTCATATCATAAAGTTTTAAATTTTATGAATGATAATTCATATGATTTAAATATTGATTATACTTCATTTAATAACTTTATCCATTTTAGCTCAGCTAAAAAACGTTTAGAAATATTTTATGATAAAGCTAAACAAATTGAAGATTACAATAATGATATTTTAACACTTACAAATTCAACCTCATTATTAAAAAATACTGAATCTGCATCTATTAAATTAAAAATAGATAACATATTTAAGCATTTTGATGGATTTGAAAATTATCTATATCATGAATCTTCTTCATATGCTTGGCCTAAATCTGGAAGTAATAAACCATATATTTTATTATCTACTGGATCATCTATAACTAAACTTTGGTATAGTAATTATACTTCTTCTGCTACTGCATACGATGATAATAATTTAGATCATTTATACAATACTATTCCAGAATATATTAAAAATGATCCTGATAATTACCAACCATATTTTGATTTTATAGATATGATTGGCCATTATTTTGATAATATATGGATTTATATTACATCAATTAATGAATTATATAATGCTGATAATAATCTTGAAAAAGGTGTATCTAAAGATTTAGTTTATGATGCTTTAAAATCATTAGGTGTTAGTTTATATAATAGTAAAGGAGATAATCAGTTTGATAATTATATAACTGGTTTAAATAGTGGCAGTATATTGTTTACTGATGATTTTTCTTCAACTAGTAGTTTTCTAAATAACATTCCTAAAAAAGATTTATTAGCTGAAACCTATAAAAGAATATATCATAATTTAATTCTATTAAATAAAAGTAAAGGTACAGCTGTTGGCTTACAGAATTTAATTACTACTTTTGGTGTTACAAGTAGTATATTTGAACCTAAAGAATTTGGTGGTTCAACCAAAATAAATGAACTTAAAGGATATGATAATGATAAAATAACTATTCAAAATAACACTATTGATGGTAATGTTTTATCACCATTTATATCTTTACAAAATCCTATATCTTCATCCGCTGAATTTACTTCAACAGATTTACATTTTGTTGATTTATCATTTTCTCCCCAAAACCAATTAAACTCTAGAATATCAGCATCAGTTGCAATAACATCCCCTACATTTTCATTAGATGATTATATTGGTGATCCTAGATTAATGGCATCTTCATCTTATGATTCATTAATTAATCAACAATATTATTTTACATCAGCTAGTGCTGCTATTTCTGGTAGTGCACAACGTTTAGATTATAAAGGATTTATTGGGTTAGTAAAATATTTTGATAATAGTTTATTCAAAATGTTAAAGGATTTTGTTCCTGCACGGACAAATACATTAACCGGGGTGACAATAAAATCCCCTGTACTTGAACGTAATAAAATTATAACCCACCATCCAAAAGTAACAGAAGAAACAATACATGAAGCTAATTATATGGTTCCTGTACTTTCTGAAGATAAAGACTATTACTATGATAAATTACCTGGAAATAAAGCTCAATTTTACACTGGAGAATTATCAGGTTCATATGCTAATATAAATGATACTTTTGAAAATTCAAATCCCAACCCGTATTTACAACCTACAGAATCTATTAATTTAAATAATTTTAATCATAGTGATTTTAATGTTACTTTAAATAATATATCATCTAGTGTAATATCAAATTCTAAATTTAAGGTTGAAAAATTATATATATCATCAAATAATAGATTATTCCAACCAACTCCTTCTACAGAATATATATCTAATGCTGAGTTGCAAGATAGTTATGATACATTATTAGGTCATCAACGTTCTCGTTATGATGGTTCTAAATTATCTAGTGCAACATATAATAACTATACATCAGCTTCTGCTAATTATGGTGGAGATATATCATATGGTAAAACAGCAACTATTGATCATAATACTAGTAAAATTGGTATCTTTACTCAAATAAATGATACTGATAAATTATTTGATATACCTCTTAGATCTAATGTAGCTTTAAGATATTTGGTAGATATAGATGGTAATTTAACAGAATTAAATAAAAAGAATAAACGTTGGCATGAAGTACAGAATACATTTAAAGCTGGACAAACAGCCACAGTAGCTTTATTTGATAACCAAAAATATTCAGACCAAAAGAAAACTGATGGTATTAAACTAATATATAGTAGTGGGTATTCATATTTTCCTATGATATATGCTGCAAATCCTGCTGATGATAAGTTGTTTTTTAATTATACTGGAGATAGTATATCTAAAATATTTAAAATAAACACTGTTGGTGGATTTATAAATGGTTCTTCAACTTTAACCTACCCGTTAGTAGGAGGAAAAGGATATAAATTATTTAATAAAACAAATGATCCTAATTCTCCAGGACCAGATACCCCAAATCCAAGTAATGTTGAAGGTAATGCTTATTATTCTAATAATGGAGTAAATACTTTTTCTACATATAGTATACAAGAAACAGGTAAGCAAAGATTTAATGCTAAGTTTGATGTTAATGTAACATTTAATGAAGCTAATCAAAGTGGATCATTTACATTCAAAATTAATAAAGTAGGTACTGCTACCCCATTAAGAGAACTAAGTATAGCAGTGACTTCTTCATATAGTTCTACCCAATATACCGATCTTTTATTTGCTTCTATAACAGGTACTACTATAGTAACAACTGCTCCAACAAAAGTATATAATACAAATGGAACATTTGTTAAAATTTTACAACCAACTTTATTACATAAGATAATTCCATACCAATATGTTGATGGATGTTATGGTCAAGGATCATTTGCTAGAGGATTATGGGTTGAAACTCTTTATTTTAATGCGATAACTTCAAATTCTAATGTATATTATGATCAAGATGGTCAACCTTGTAGTAGTATATATGCTTTACCATCATCTGATAGATTTTTATATGAATTACCTGAAAATAATTTATCAAATACTTTATCTTTTGATGTATTAACCCCAGAACAAACATTTACATTAAATGATAAAATAACATTTGAATTTAGTGCTGGAGGTAGTGCGGGGAATTTTTCAACAGCTAATTATACCGCTTCTATAAGTAGTGGAGGTGTATTTTTTAATCAATTAAGTACTAACCAAGTAGGAAGTTATCCATATGCTGAAAATACTACCACTCCATTTATCTCAGGTTCAACAGGGGTTAATACTATTGCATTTAGTAGTGAATTAAGCTCATTAAAAGATTACCAATTTGTCCCTAGTGGAAGTGGTATTCCATATAATGATCAGAATTCATTGTGGAATAAGTACGGAGACATAGATTATACTTTTTCTCCAAGTGTAGGAGATATTATGTTTATTTATTATGGAGGTGTTGGGAATTTTTTTGAATCTAATATCACGGCAGTAACATCATCAAATGGAAGACTTTTATTAAGTTTGTCTCCCGATTTACCTAGTGGTCTACGATTAACCTCATATGTATCTACCCCAACTCCTACAGTAGATAAGTTTTTATTATTAAAAAAAGTAAATGATGAAACTAATGTAGTACTTACATTCCACAAACCTGATAATTCAACATCTTTAGGACTTTTAATTCCCGAAAACATTAATCCAAAGGTTTTAGATAATATAGATGTAATAACTAAAGAAATTAAACAAAAATTAATTGATCAAGGATCATTAAGTAGTGGAGGTTCATTTTAATTAAAAAAATTATAAAATATATATATTTATACCAAAATAACAGATTAAATTATGGCAATTCTAAATAACACTACAGTAACCGTAGATGCTATATTAACAAAAAAAGGACGTGAATTACTAGCAAGAAATGATGGTTCTTTTCAAATTACTCAATTTTCATTAGCTGATGATGAAATAGATTATACTTTATATAATCCAACTCACCCATCTGGTTCTGCTTTTTATGGCGAAGCTATTGAAAATATGCCAATGTTAGAAGCATTTCCTGATGAATCTCAAATTATGAGATATAAATTAGTTACTTTACCTCGAGGTACTTCAAAATTACCTGTTATTTCTTTAGGTTACAATGTAATTTCATTACGTCAAGGAGCTACATTAACTATTACTCCACAAACATTAAATTATTTAGGAGCTACTTCAACATTTGAAGCTAATGGTTATACAGCAACCATTTCTGATATTAGATTAATGTCTGCATTTAATGGATCTGGTATTACATCTGCAACTACAACAACAGACGCTAATACAACTACAGGTACTAAATTAAGTAAATCAGTTCTTGGAACATCATTTACTTTAACAGGTACTACAATTAATACTTTATTTGGTACTACAACATCTCAATTATCAACTACAATAACTGTAATTGGTAGAGATTCAGGTGCTAGAATAACAATCCCAGTAAACATAATTAAAGTAAACAACATATAATATGTCCTTTATAAGATATAATACTGATGACTCAGTAATTAGTTCAGAAACAGTAGTAAGAGGAGCTTGGATTAACGACGCTGCTAATCTAACAACATTTTTTACTTCTAGTTTAATTAGTAGCTCTTATTACTTAAATGTATTTAATGCGGCAACAACCTCTTCTCTTCAATTTGCTGTTCAATATGGACATATTAGTGGAAGTGGTTCAACAGCTATTAATTCATCAGTAGTAGATAGAACTCCATCACGTGTAACTTATGGACAGTATAGAAGTTTAATTTATAACGATGAAAATTCTTCATTTAATTTTGGAGGAGTAAATTCAGAACATTTCTTTGCAGTTAATATTGCTCGTTCACGTTTTAAAGAATCAATTAAACCAGGTTCATTAACATTAAGATTGTCAGGATCTGTTAATATATCATTAACTGATGATAGTGTAGTAAGTGGTTCTGTAACTAATTTTATTGGTTCAAATCGTTATTACACATTAATTTCAGGTAGTGCTGGAGTTGCCGCTCCTATTTCATTAGCGGGAGCAAGTGGAAGTTATGGCTTATTATTTCCTGATTTAGGTACTATCATATTAAATCCTAAAGCTTTAGCTTTACCAGCAGCAAATGGTGGAATTACACTAAATGTAAATACAGGAAGTGCATTGGCTGGAAACCCAAATAATTCAACTTTATTTAGAGCTATAAGTGGATCCGGAGCTTCTTTATTTGTTCTTCAATCTCAAGAAACCGTGTCTTCACGTTATTTCTTTACTCGCGTTAAAAATAGTGATTTTAATTATACAACAAACCCATCTATTATAAATGAAAGTGGAAGTTTATTGTATGATACATTAATTGATAATCCACAAACATACGTTACAACAGTAGGTATGTACAACGATAATAATGAATTGCTAGCAGTAGCTAAATTATCTCGTCCGTTAATTAAAGACTTTACAAAAGAAGCTTTAATTAGAATTAAATTAGACTATTAAAAATATTATAAATGGCTTCATTTAAAAGATTGAAAAGATCGGATGTAATATCCGTTCCGTATGTAGCCAATAAAAATTGGGTTTTTGAATATTGCCCCTATCCTGAAAATGATCAAAATATAAGAATATATAAAGGAACTAATTTATCTGGTTCCTTTTCAACATATCTTGATCCTGTTACTGAGGGGCAATATGAAAGACTAATTTATTCTCAAGTTAACCATTTATTTTATCAAGAATATTCATCTAGTGCTACATTACTTAACACTAGCTCATTATTATCTTCAACATATTACGACGGGATTTCAGAAAATAGAGCAACTGGTTCTTATTTTGATTATAATGACAATCCAAATTTAATCAAAAATTTTCCTACAGAAGCTAATGCTGGCATTCGTGTATTATCTGTAAGTCAAGATTTATACGGTCAACGTGTGTTACCTTATTATTTTGAATTATCATCATCTGTTTATTATGTTAAAGATGATGGTATAGGTAATTTAATTGATTTAAAAAATTCAAATACTCATATAGGTAATATATTTTACGCTCAAGGTATAGCTATTATAACCCATCAAGATTATCAATTGATGTGGCCTTTACCTCCATTAGCAAAATATAAAAGAGTAGTATTTTTTGATACAGATTCTAATAAAACAGTAGATTTAAGTGATAGTATTGATGGAAGGGGAAATACAGTTGATTTATCAACTTTATCTATTTCTGGTCCTTATGCTCATTTATGTTCAGTAAACACAAGTGGTTTTCTTACTTTAAACACAACTACCCCAGGAATTTATGTTATTAATTTTACTTTTAATGCTACTGTTCCTAACTCCCAATGTACTGATACTAATTTAACAAGTAATAATGGTGTTTTAGAAATAATTGTAGTGGGTAATTGTGGATTTAATGCTAGTGTAGTTGAATTTCCAACAGCTACTCCTACAGCTACTCCAACTTCAACACCAACTTCTACTCCTTTAATTACTCCTACTCCAACTAATACACCTACTAATACTCCAACAGGTACTATATTAGGAGCAACACCTACTAATACCCCAACCCAAACACCAACTCAAACCCCTACTAATACTCCAACTCAAACTCCAACATCTACCCCAACTGCTACTCCTATATGCATAAACTTTAGAGTTGAAAATAGAGACTTCTCTAACTCAGATACTGTAAGGTACAATGCTTGTGGGGGTGGATATAATACAATTACCCTTAATCCTGGAGATATTATTAACATATGTGCTGATATAACATCATTATATCCTTCAGATTTCTCAGGATATTTAATTATAACTTATTTAGGAAGTGTTTGTACATAATATATTTAGATGAAACGTTTTAGAGTAACTATTACTGAAGATTATAATTCTGGCCCTTTTAACATTTATTATGCTAATAGTGCTGGGGTATATATTGCTACTTTAGAAACAGGAGGAGACGCATCGAATATAGATAAATCCTTATTCCCATTAAATATATTTACGGCTGATGATATAAATAGGATTGATGTTGTTAATTTAAAAGATGGGTGTAATAATGTAATTAGTAGAGATTTTTACATACCAACAGCTACTCCAACTCAAACCCCAACATCTACCCCAACATCAACTCCAACAGCTACTCCAACATCAACTCCAACAGCTACTCCAACTCCATCCCCTACAGCTACTAAAACAGCTACACCTACAGCTACTCCATCAAATACTCCAACACAAACACCTACAGGTACTATTTTTGGAGCTACGCCTACCGCTACTCCAACTCAAACTCCTACAGCTACTCCAACAGGTACTCCTACAAATACCCCTTCAAATACTCCAACAATAACACCAACACAAACTCCAACAGCTACTCAAACAGCAACAGCTACCCCTACATCAACACCTTCTAATACTCCAACAAATACACCTACAGCTACAGGAACACCTACAAATACCCCAACAGAAACACCTACAAACACACCAACAAATAGCCCAACAGCTACTCCTACAAATACCCCAACAACAACTCCAACACGTACTCCAACTGAAACGCCAACAGCGACTCCATTTACAGCAACTCCAACAAATACACCAACACAAACCCCAACACAAACACCAACTAATACCCCTACGGCTACTCCAACAGCTACAGGAACGGCTACTGCAACTCCAACTCAAACTCCAACACAAACTCCTACAGCTACCCCTACTGCTACAGGAACGGCTACTGCAACCCCAACTCAAACTCCTACGGCTACTCCAACAGCTACAGGAACAGCTACTGTAACTCCGACCCAGACACCTACAGCTACTCCTACTGCTACAGGAACCTCTACCGCTACCCCTACAGCAACACCAACTGCTACTGGAACATTAACTGCAACTCCAACTGCTACACCAACTGCTACTGGAACAGCTACTGCTACTCCAACAACAACACCAACAGCTACTGAAACCGCTACTGCAACTCCAACAGCAACTCCTACCGCTACAGGTACACCAACACCAACAGCTACTCCAACAGGTACACCTTCTCCAACTCCTACCGCAACTCCAACAGCTACACCAACAGCAACAGTCCCTCCTCCATTCCAAATTACAACTTTAACACTTGATTGTAATGAAGGAACAATGGCTGTAACTGCATCATATGGAGTACCTCCATATAGTTTTAGTGCAGATGGTGGAGCTACATATTTTGAAGTTGCTGCTTCTGGAAGTAGTTACTTATTTAGTGGGGTAAGTGGTATTATAAATCCGTGGGTTAGAGATGCAACAGGAAATATATATAGATATGAGCAACAGGATTGTGGTCCTCTTAATGTAACATTTATACCATCTTATTTAACATCTAATGCATCTGGTCAGATTTTATCTCCTGATACTACTTATTATAGAGACTCATTCCAAGTACAAAGTTCTAAAGGTAATACAATAAGTGTGTCAGCTATACCAGATCCTTGGACTAGTACTAGCTTTATAGGATGGTCTTATTATCCATCTAATGTACCTAACCCAGTTATTACAGAAAACACTAACTATACACATACTGTTAAAGGTAATGATTATATATATGCTATATTTAAAGATACGACAGTTACAGCAATTCCATATTGTTTTGCTTTATCATTAAATAATACATTAACTGATAGTGAATTAGCTTGGTTCTGTGAGGCTTGTAGAACTCCAACATATGTATACTTCAGTACTCCATTATTGGCATCTGTAGGTAATGATCCATCACAAGTTCCAATATGGTATAAAAATGAAGGCCTGACAAATCCTGTAGATAATGGATTCTATAAACGACAATCATCACCACTTGGGTCTACTATATTTATATTAAATAATGGTGATCCATCAGAATATGCTAAAGTTTGTGATTCATCAATTATAGAAAAAGCACCAATTAATTGTTAATAAAAACATAAAAAAATGCCATTAAGTTATTCTACAACCATTTCTTATTTAAGTTCAGATTTTAGTTTTGCTAATGCTCAATCCACCAATGGAACTAATAGATATAACAATAAGAAAAAGGAATTAGTAGTTACTTCAGGAGCTGCTACTTATGGATATGTTAAACTTCAAATAACTCTTACAGGAAGTAACATTACATATGGTGCTGTTACTTTTTCAACATCTAATGAATCTCCAATATCAATAGGTCAAAATTTAGATGATGTTTTTTATCCATGCGCTTTAGGTAGTCCTAATGGATATGAGATTTCTTTACAAGTTGGAGTTCCTAAGACAATATATGTTATTGTTAATCCTAATTCAACTAAAACAACTAAAAAAATAAATGTTGTAACAGCTGTTGGAGTAAGTACTGCATCTGCAGCATCAATTGATATTCAATATGATTGTATAGTTCCATTATATGAATACTCTGCTGGAGTCCACGTATATTCTCCATACGATGCTGCTAATTCATCAAAATTAACAGCTAAATTATATTCAAAAACACAAATAGGAACAGGAGATTCAAACCCATTCCCAATAAACCATAAATTGTGGGCTTTACCTGATTTTAGTCATCCGGCGTACCCATATTATTATTTAATTCCTAGTAATAATAATGTTATTAAAATAGGAGGTCCGTATGATAGAACATTTGGTACTAAACTTTATTATAGAGCAACCCATAGTGGGTGGGCTGCTCTTTGGGGTAAAGATCCTTCCGTAATAGTAGAAGAAGAAGGTCCTAATGATTATGAAGGAGCTACTACTGTTTCTGCATGTGTGTTTCCATTAATGACTGATATAGGAAAAGTTAAAAGTTGGTTACATAAATCAACCTATACAAGACCTACATTGTATCAATATATTACAGGGTATCATAGTTCTGTTAAAGAAGCTTCTAATGATAATTTCTTTGCTAAGTGGGTATTTAGTAATAATAAATTTCATGCTCTTACTGGTAGACGTCATAATATGCTTAGGTTATCCTCTGGATATAAAAGAGGGTTTGCTTCTGATGTGGCTTTTAGTAATAATTTTGAAGTATCACATTTAATAGCTGGGGGTGTAGCTTTAGGAGCCGTAGCTTGGGCTGGAGTATTATTAGCTAAAGCATTAACATCAACAACAGCTGCTACAATTTCAGCAGGAGCTGCTTCGCTTTCATCGGCGGGTGCTGCTGCTGCCGGGGCTAATATTATTGCTAGTTTAACTTCTACTCTTACAGTTGCTGGAATATCTTCAGCTGGAGCTGCTGCTGGCTCAGCAACAATTCCTATAATATATAGTACAGTATCAGCAATAGGTGCTCCTTTAAATACAGTAGTTTTATATAATGCTTTAGGACAAATAGCAAGTACATACGCAGGAACTACTGCTTATGCTAATATCATAACAGCGGGTCCTGGCTCTACAGCAATTAATGGTGGATTTTTAAATTTAGCTACAGCTCAATCATCTACAGCAGCATCATCTGCTATAAAAGCGGGAACTCAATTAGCTACAACTTCAGGTACTTCAGCCTCCTCTGCTGCTACTATAGGTGGTATTGCTGCTTCTACAGTTGTTCTTATAATAATATTAATTATAATAGCAATTATTATATTAGTTCAACTACTAGAAAAAATTGAAACAATAATTGCTGAACAATGTAAAGATTTTATTTTTCATTATAACACAAATCCATATATTGAAGTTGGGGATTCTTTGAAATTTAAAAATAGATTTCTTGATCTTAGTCAGGGTATACAGTGGTATTTTCCGAATGATATATTCGATCCCCCAATTTATACTCAAACAAATGATGGGTATTATTGTGATGGTGTTTATTTTTATCAACAATCTGGTGGGGTTGTTACATCAAAAACTTTATCTTATTCTAACTATACTTTAATTTCGGAAGATCCTAAAATAATAACAGAATATGAAGATTCATTAGATGTTTTGAATCCAACAACAATAGTTGAAATTGATAAACTTCATTTATTACCATATGCTTCTGGTGAACCTATAGCATATACAGCTTCAGTACCCATATATTTTAGTGACTATCATGAAAATATAATCAATATATATCCTAAAGGTGGATTACAAACTAAAGTTGAAACAAAAGTAATGTATGTTAAAGCTAGTTCATCTTTTAGTTATACTAGTTCGGCTGCTGCAAACTCATCATCTCTTGATTACTTAAGCTCATCATTAATTCCTTACGTATCATCATCACAACCCACATACTACCCAGTATACCCTTCAGGATCCACACCACCAGCTCCTATAAGTATAACATCTTCATTTTTCCCATTAATACCAATAATTGTAACTGGTTCTGTTGATATAAATGTAACATCTTCATTAGACGCCTTTTTTACTCATGAATTAAAAATTGAAGATGTTCCTACCCCTGTTAATTTATATTATGATAATACTAGTAGTATTAATGTAAGTATAGGGAAAAAACTATATTATGATAATTATGGATATTTTGGTGCATTAGATGGATACTATTCAGTTTCTGGTTCCGAAGTTCCAGGAATATCAGGATCATCAAATTATAGAGTTTTCTTCCAAACTAGTAAAGGAATAATAGATAATATATATTATATGCCTTTATCAAGCAGTACAACTGTTACTGATCAAGCAAGTAGTTCTTATTCATTAGTTACTAATTATAAAGATTATTCAAGTAACTGGTATTTAATAAATAGTGATATTGATCGATTAAATACAGATTATGCTAACATTGTCAGTTATAGTTCTATGGGACAGATGTACCCAGAATATATAACATCTGGTTCTCTTCTTAGTTCGGATGATGGACATCCGATTATTTCTAGAAGAGGATTTATATCAGGAAGTATGATTGGTACTGGTTCATGTGATAATAGATTTTATCTTTATGATTCTAATTTTTCAACTGCTAGTATAAATGAAGCACCTTCATCTAATTTTTATAAACCATGGATTCCATTAAATGAAAGACCTGCGTTTTCATATTCTCCAACATCATCTGTTCAGATAGATATAGAAGAAGTATGTTTTACATCTGGATCAGATCCTTCAAGTTCATTATATGGGTTTAACATATATTCACGAAGTAATGGTTTTTTACGTTCTTTTGGTACTGATGTTTACTTAACTACAAATATATATAAATCAGGAAGTGGATCACCTATAATTTATAATATAACAGCATCAGATGCCTCTCTTACAGTAAATTATACTTCAAGTTTATCTTATATAACATTTGGTGAAGGATACCAAAGTAGATGGTTTGTCCCTTATGATAACAGAATATCAGCAAATGATAATGTAACATCAATTGATATAACATCATTATCTACAGGTAGTGCTGTTTGTAAAACAAATTATGTTATTGGAAGTTTTACTAATTGTATTAACCCAACTCCTACAGCTACTCCTACAGCTACTCCAACTCAAACTCCAACATCAACCCCAACAGCTACTCCAACCCAAACACCAACTCAAACAGCAACATCAACACCTACATCAACTCCAACAGGTACTATCCCTGGAGCAACAGCTACAGCAACTCCAACTGCTACTCCAACTCAAACTCCTACAGCTACATCAACTGAAACTCCAACAGCAACACCAACAGTAACACCAACATCTACTCCATTAGATCCAACACCAACAGCTACTCCAACATCAACTCCTCAAGCCACAGCTACTGCTATGGCTACACCAACAGCTACGCCAACATCAACACATTCACCAACTCCAACTGCTACTCCAACTGAAACTCCTCAAGCCACAGCTACTATGATGGCTACACCAACTGCGACACCAACTGCTACATTACCTCCATCTAGTGCATTAACCATGTGGGCTAGATTAGAATCAGGAACTAGTCCATTACAAGGATGGGGTACATCTTTTGAAGCATGTGCTAATACGGGTACAGAAATTACAGTATTTATAAATTCTACCGGATATACTTCAATATTTGACGCTTATACTGATGGTAAAGCTTTATATACTACTAATGATCTCACAACAGCGTATGTTGGTGGAGGAACTTATTTTAAATCAGTTGCAAATAATTCATTTGGTGATTACTTTACAATAGATAACTCAGGATTTATAGATATTTATAGTGCCTGCTCTCCACCAGCTACTCCAACTGCAACACCGACTGCAACACCAACTCAAACTCCAACCCAAACACCAACATCAACACCAACTGCAACCTCAATTCCTTTTAGCGCCTTAACTATGTGGGCTAACTCAATGTCAGGAACTAGTCCGTTACAAGGATGGGGTACATATTTTGATGCATGTGGTGGTACAGGTGAAGAAATTACAGTATTTGTAGATGCTGCTGGGTATACTTCAATATTTGATGCTTATACTGATGGTAAGATTTTATATACTACTAGTGCTATTCAAACAGCATATGCTGGAGGAGGAACTTACTTTAAAGCAGTTGCAAATAATCCATATGGTGATTATTTCACAATAGATAATGCAGGATTTATTTTCACTTACAGTGCCTGCTCTCCACCAGCTACTCCAACTGCAACACCAACTAATACACCAACATCAACACCAACTCAAACTCCAACAGCATCTCCAACAGTAACACCAACTCAAACTCCTACAGCAACACCAGTTTATTATTATTATGCATTAAGTACATGTTGGGGACAAGAAACATCTATAGCTGTAGGTAGAAGCTTCTCATCATCTTACGGAACCGCAGTATTCTTAATTGGAGGAATATGTTTCCAATCTAATGGTATAACATCTGGACCTAGCTACGATGTTGATTTGGATGCATATTCAATTATGTCTGGAGGATGTAGTGACGCTGCATGTAATCCACCAACCCCAACTGCGACACCAACTCAAACTCCAACATCTACCCCTACAGCAACACCAACTTCAACTCCAGCAATAGAATATTATTATAATGCTACTAGATGTCATGATAGTGCAAATCAAATTGTGTATGGTGGAAGTAATTACTATGATGTAGGTACAGTAGTAATATCAGGAGGTACAACATATTGTTATACAATTCAAAATGAAGTAATTCCTCAATCATATGATGATACAGTAGGAGCCTCAGTAGATAATTGTGGTAATGCATCTTGTTATGTTATTCCTCCAACACCAACATCCACCCCAACTTCAACACCATTAACTCCAACACCAACTAATACTCCAACAGCTACTTTTACATCAACCCCAACTCAAACTCCAACATCAACACCAACAGCAACTTCAACCCAAACTCCAACCCAAACCCCAACATCAACTCCAACCGCAACACCATTAGCTCCAACTCCTACAGCTACACCAACTGCAACACCAACAGCAACACCATTGGCTCCAACTCCAACTCAAACACCAACTGCTACTCCTACAGCTACTCCGACTGCAACACCAACTCAAACTCCAACTCAAACTCCAACAGCTACCCCATTAACTCCATCTCTTAATATAGATTCAGGATGTGCTGGGTATACAGGAACCGGATATATTAATTTAAGTGCAAGTGGTGGATCTGGAAATTATACATTCCATATTTCTACTTCACCCCCTCCAGGATTTAACGGAGTACAAAATGCTTCAAACCTAGGAAACGGAAATTACTATGTTGGCGTTTACGATAACGTGTATGGTACTTCAAGTGTAACTATAAGAAATATTAGTTGTGCTGCTGCACCTACACCAACAGCAACTCCAACAGCTACTCCAACAGCCACACCGTTAGCTCCTACACCAACAGCAACTCCAACAGCTACTCCAACAGCCACACCGTTAGCTCCTACACCAACAGCAACTCCAACAGCTACTCCATGTGCCTCTTACGGTACTTATTTATATGAATATTGTGAAGGAGCACCTAATTATAATAGAATAGGAGTCTTTGCTGATGGTTCATGTGGTTCATATACATCTGTAATTGCCAACAACGATCCATCTTGTGGATATGTTGCTCCAACAGCTACACCAACAGCAACACCATTAGCTCCAACTCCAACAGCCACACCAACAGCTACACCAACAGCAACTCCAACAGCAGCTCCAACATGTTATACATGGTATAACAATAATGGATATGACATATCTATCGATTTTGTTGATTGCAGTGGAACTACTCAAAATAATTATTTTGTTTATGATGGAGGAAGCGTATGTGCTTTAGCTATGTATTCTGGTACAATGACTCAATCAACAACTTGTACCGTTTAATATATTTATAACATATGCCAGCAATTGTAAATACAAATAAATTTAAATTAAGTTTCACTAATGAACATACAGTGTATGAAAATTACATTACTGCTCAAATTAAAGAAAACGAATTTAATTTAACATATAATCCATCTATACGAATAACCGGATCCGATGCATATTCTCTAATTAGAAATTTTGCTACCGGATCCGACTTTCATCCTTATGCTTCAACACTTGGATTATATAATGATGATAATGAATTATTAATGGTTGCAAAATTTGGTCAACCTGTTCCTATTTCAACAGAAACAGACATGACCTTCCTAATACGTTATGACTCCTAACTGGTTACATTTTAAAAAACAGATCAATACGATTGATCAATTTCCTGAAAATACATTTGGTTTTATTTATAAAATCAGTAATGTTGATACCAATAAAATATATATTGGTAAGAAATCCCTATACCATAATAAAAAACATAAGTTAACTAAAAAACAATTAGACGAACAACCAGTTACTCGTGGTAGAAAAGCTACTCACGAGGTACTACACGTGGAATCTGATTGGAAAACTTATTATGGCTCCTCTAAAGAATTAATAGCAGATATCAAATTACTTGGAGTTGAAAAATTTCGTCGTGAAATTATATATTTAGCTAAAGGTAAAAAACAATTAACATATCTTGAATTAAAAGCACAATTCGAACACGATGTGTTAGAAATTAATTCATATAACGATAATATAGCTGGTAAATTTTTCCGTAAGGATTTGATATAATTTATTTCCTAATTATTGTTATAGTATGGAAAATCTAGTTTTGATAAACTTATTGGAAAATGTGTTAGGTAAATCTAAACCTACATCGCGAGGCAATCACTCATTTAGTTGCCCATTCTGTAAGCACCATAAGCCGAAATTAGAAATTAATACAATTACCAACGAGAAGAAAGAAAATCCTTGGCATTGTTGGGTATGTAATACTAAAGGCAAATCAATACATTCATTATTTAAAGCAATGAAAGTCGATCGTTCTAAAGTAGAACAATTAGACATTATTATTGTACCTGGTAAACGCCAAGAAATTGTTTACAATCAAATATCATTACCTAAAGAATTCAAATCGTTAATTGATGTTACTCCATTATCTAAAATGGATCAAATATATGCTAAACAAGCATTACATTTTTTACATAAACGTGATATTACAGATAATCACATTAAAAAATATAATATCGGATTCTGTACCGAAGGTGAATATAATGGACGAGTTATCATACCATCATATGATTCAGACGGACAATTAAATTATTTTATTGCTCGTTCATTTGATGTGGATTCACCCCGTAAATATAAAAATCCATCAGTGCAGAATAAAAACGTAATTGGATTAGAATATTTTGTAAATTGGGACGCACCTGTAGTATTAGTTGAAGGTATGTTTGATGCCTTAACAATACAACGGAATGTTATTCCATTATTTGGTAAAGTACTCTCTGAGGCACTAATGAAACGATTAGTAACATCAGATGTAGAAAAAGTATATGTTGCATTAGATAAAGATGCACAACGTGAAGCATTACAACACTGTCAAACATTAATGAACTATGGTAAAGAAGTTTACTTAGTTGAAATGGATGGTAAGGATGCAAATGAAATCGGATTTGAGAATTTCTTAAATATAATTGAAAACACATACCCACTAACATTTGAAAAAATAATGGGTATAAAACTAAAAATCGCATGATTGAACAAAATTCAAATGTAATCAAAGATCCAAACATTAAACGGATTGTTGAATACACCGAAAATTCAAAACAAGTAAACATTTTAGATAGTCGTTTCTACAGACGTAGTGATAAGTACTACCCGTCTGTTACATCAATATTAAATTTCTTCCCTAAGAATGGATTCTTCCATGCATGGTTAAAAGATGTTGGTCATAATTCTGATATTATAATGCGTAAAGCCGCTAATGAAGGAACACAGGTACACAACGCAATTGAAGATTTTTTAGGTGGTAATGAAATTACTTGGATCGATGAGTGGGGTAATGCCAAATATCAATTAGATGTTTGGAAAATGATTTTACGATTTGCCGATTTTTGGAATCAAGTAAAACCAGAATTAATATCAAAAGAATACCATTTATTTTCTGATCAATATGAGTATGCTGGTACGGCTGATTTGATTGTGAGAATCAACGGGGAATTGTGGTTATTAGACATTAAAACTTCAAATTCACTACATACATCATATGATTTACAACTCGCGGCTTATGCGCAGGCTTGGAATGAAACTCATACTGAAGCAGTTACACGTACTGGTATTATTTGGTTGAAAGCTAAAACCCATAAAGAAGGTAAAGAAGGTCAAATGCAAGGTAAAGGATGGCAGGTTAAAATTGTAGATGAAATCGAAAAGAATTTTACTATGTTTACTAAAATACAAGACATATATAAATTAGAAAACCCAAATGCATCTCCATATACTGAAACGTTACCTACATCAGTTAAGCTAGAGACAGAAAATTAATATTTATTAGTATATTATACTGTATATTAATTAATGAAGATAGCAATTTACCCAGGCGCGTTTAAACCACCTCATAAAGGTCATTTCCAAGTAGTCAAATTATTAGTTGATAGAGATGATATTTCTGAGGTGGT